TAGCAACCACTTCCCCTTTACTTATGGGAATTGGCTTACTGAGGCGAAGGGGGAACGACATACCATTATCCAACGCATACTCAATTTTATTACTCATGAGTATCTCATTAAATGTAGAGTCAACTCTCTGACAGTATTCAATAAGATTTTTTTGAATATCTGGAACTTCCATACCTTTCCATTTAAAATATCGTCCAAGTAGATTCAAATTGCTTTGTGAAATAGCATCTCCGATAGCCTTTCCACCCAATAGTCTCTCAGCCGCATATTTTTCGTCAAATACAATCATATTATCACCTAAAAATCATTCCCAAAATTTTCGATGTAGTCATACGAATTATCGGCATCCCCAATGGCAACTTCATAATTTTTATATGCTTTACCCAGATATGATATGATATCTGTGTCATCCTGATTAGTCGCCAAAAAAGGAACGGTGACACTATCTTTACCACTAACAATCACATTCGCTTTGATATTTTCTATAAGTGCGTCTCCAAATACAGACCAAACAAACGACTTTCCATCTGATGGATATAATTCATAACAAACTGCTATGGCTAGATTTACAAGTTCACCCAAATTATCACTAATTAAAGCAGCTTCAGAACGAATAGCTTTGTTGTACTGCTCGATTGTCTTGTATATCAATAAACCACGACTTTCATCAGACCCACCACCAGATGGTATCCTGTTAAAACGCCTACGTTCTGTACGATATTTTCTGAACAATGCCTCCATTAATTTATATTTAACCGTATCAAACGGTATAGTTGAATCTTTCATAATATGCAAATTGTTATCACTAATAGACACTGGCAATGATACACGTATTTGTTTTATCTGTTCTTCCATGTAATGGCAAATTTTGTTCATCGTACAATCATTATCAATGAGTGGAGAGTACTTTACATATTTTTCAACCACAACTTCCATCTCTGAAAAATTCCCAATGGCTTCCTTATATGATTGTCCAAAATTTGAGAGACAATATCGGTCAAAATTTTTGTTATGTTGTAAAAAACTACGGTTATAATGACCATATAAATATCGCATAAAATATGGACGTTTATCAATTAAAACCCCATTATTTAGTTCAATTTCGTCAATATATTGTGAATTATTAGCATTTATGCTAGTCCATTTTGTCCAATATTTTGGAAAAGGGGCGATGAACAAGCCTTTGGCTTTGTCGATTTGATTGCCCTGTTCTTTTCTGCATATCTTAAGGCGCTTAGTAATCTCTGCGCCTTGAACAGAATCGGGTTCATAATCCGACAGCATACTGTAAAGTGTCGTACTACAATTAGTTATAAAACCAATACGAGTATCAAAAGCCTTAATATCGTATTCGAACAATTTATCTTCATCAACCATTTCTTTTGGTGTTTTATTTTTTGTGTATGTAACTGGTAAACCGCCACATGCATTCTTAATAATCTGTTCATTATTAGTAGTCATTACTAGGTCTCCATCGAAGTCGCTGTCAGCCTGTAACATTGAATCGGAACCATGTATATTATAAATAATGCCACTATATAAGTGTTTATACCAGGACTCTGTGGAAATATTTTTATTAAAATTTAAAATATTAACTTCTGAACGCCATGTTAAAGGTGCCCGCATTGCTGCTACTTGAGACACGTTTTTATTAATCCAATAAGCAGAGTAATGTTCGTTAGTACCCAATAAACCCTTAACGTCCATACCAAAAATATGTTCACAGAGAGCATAAGGGTCACTAATAATAGTCTGATAATTTCCAGGAACAATTAGATTACCAAAATATGACTCCCTGATTTTCTTATTCAAAGAATTGATGATACGCGATTGCACATAGGGGTCTTGAACCATCTCTTCGTGTAGCAATACTGCTTTTGTTATGGGGTCAGAAATCATTCCAAGAACATCAATTTCTGAATCATAGTATTGGTTAGCAACTTTGCCCATCAAATACAGTTTAGTAATATCCACATCTGAACCAATAGAGCCACTCAAAAAATCAATTGTTGGTTGACATAATTTTTCTATATCCTCACGGGAATAGTCTTCCACTTGTAAAAATTGATAGTTGCTAAAAATGTGGTCGCTATCATAATGTGGAGCAAAACGAGAGACACCCCATGACCAACCGTTCTTGCGACATTTATCAACGTAGTCAGCATGTGAAATAAAAGCATTCCACATTTTTAATTGGGATTCGCTTACAATAATATCCACGTTGCGTACATCTACTTTATTGCCCCATACATCAGCAAACCAACGTTTATCAAACTCTGTTGCAAACGCATGAAAATCAAAGACCGCCACCATGCCCTTCATAAAGTTATTACGAATAATAAATGTTGATGGTATATAATCTAGACCCAATTCCTCAGCCCATAGTTTTGCTTGGCGAGGAGAAATAAGACCCATGCCATCAAACAAATTAAATGGCAAATCCATTTTTGTGGGGTATACTTTGTCACCAGCATAAGGATTAGGAGTCTTATCTATTTCTTCAACAAGTTCGATCTCACAGTTTTCTCTGGTTATTTCACAATCTTTTACTACGGCAAATTCAGGTTCGGAAACCCGATATGTAGCCGAAGAACACAGTGCAAAATAAGCATTGAATTTAGATGGAGCTATTTGTATTTCAGTGTTTCTATCGTTATTCAATAATTCTTTTAAAGGTTTTTCAAATTCTTCCTGAATAAATAAGGCACTATTTCTACGGGCATGTCCAGCGCCACAAAGTAACCGCACATATCTTTTTCCATTAATAAAAAATCCATTCTTGGCAATATGCCTGTACTCTGATTTTTTATCTACCACCACTGAAACGATTTCGGGAACAAAGAGCAACAAGTCAATCCTATTAATATTACTTGCTCTTTGCCGTTTACTTTTTGATAACTCTTGGACTGCTTGACGTACAGTATCCAAACTGGCATCCAAACCTTTAAGTTTAAATAAGGAGCGCAGAAGTTGGCTTTCGCCAATGGCAACTAACTCCCCATTACGTCTTATATGGTTAATGGAATCAAAAGTTATGCAATATTGGGAATTCTTTAATCTCTTGGTGTGAGTTTTAACAATATAAAATTGCTGTAATTTATTCAAATCACCTCCTCAGAAAAATGGTTTAAGGGGTTGGGTAAATTATTTTCTATTATATACGCATTATATGCTTTTGCCGCTTCTGTTTCACTTTTAAAACATCCAATATGAATGGTTTTATGATTTAAAGTTAAGGCAGTGCGCCACGTTTGCGTATTCTTTAAAAGAAATACTCCATGAAATTCAGATGATGAACCCTTTCTTTTCTTTCCAAGAAAGACCGCACTTAATTTATTTCTAGTTTCGTCTGAGCAATACTTGCCTCTATTCGCATCTGCAATTTTTGCACAGGTTTCTACTGTGTGATTATGTCCAAGCGCATATGTATTGCCCTTTTTTGACTCACTCATCTTGTGCTTGTGCTCTTCTGAAAACACCGTACCTTTTTTCGCCGCACTCATTTTCGCACGAGATTTATCTGAATATTTGAAACCCAAATGGCTACCGGCTGTTGGTAAAATATTGTATGTGGGTTTTAATAAATCAAAATAAAATTGCTCTCTCTCAATTAGCATTTCTTTTTCGCAAAGTTCAAGTATTGAGAACTCGAAATTGTTTTCACAATACAAATTCCATGCACCCTGTAGATTTATATTGAAATGCAGATTTCTACGTAAATCGCGGCGATGACTATTCCAGCGATTACGAAGATTGACAGCGCTACCGGTGTAAAAATCTTCAGGTTTTATCATGTTAGTAATTTTATAAATCCCTGATTCCCTAAGCACTATTTTCACCTACCTCGACAATAATGTACATCTTCTTGTCTAAGAAACAGTTAATGTTATCGAATAGTTGTAAAACTCCTGTCCGCATGGGACGTTCTTTTCTTTTGCAATAAATAAACGCTTTTACAACTTCTCGTTCCAGGTCTTTATTAGCTTCGATTCTAAACTTCATCCCTCTTTTACATTCTCGTGCAAAAGAAATAACTTTTACAAGATTGGACAAGAGTCTACCTCCAGAGTGAGTAGAGCCAAACAACAACGTATCTAAATCCTCTTTAGATAAAAGTTCCTCAGCCAGTAAACCCTCAGTATCTGAAAGTTGCAATTTTAATTTAACTGCATGTATCATTAAGTTAAATCAGAGTCACTCATAAATGAGCCATAAAATAAAAGTTGGAAATTATTAAAAAGTGCTAATTCAAAAATTGCTAAAATTTGTGCGAGCGTATGTGAGTCGTCTATAAGTTCT